CATTTACCATAGTAAAGGACATTTTTCTTCTAGCATCTGCTCTGTAGCTAGTATGAATCCAACAACTATTAGGATAACGATACTCAAGAATTAATTGATCATATGGTATAAGTTTTTCTGCAGCTTGAATAATTTCATATGTTTTAGTGTATTTGTCTGGTAAAAGAATACCAATATCTACTGCACGACCTTTACAGTGATCTGATGTTGGACTTTCATTAGGGATAACACCTTTTAAACGATAACCTGAATTAATCTGCCATTGTGTTTTATATCCACCAATATTACCAGGAAGAATTTGTAACATCGGCTCAAGAAGATTTTGACACAATTGAGCAAGATTACATACAATCTGTTGTTTAGTAAAGAGAATATCTGGTCCATCTTTAACTTCTTTAAGCATCTGATCAACAAGTCTATGTTCATTACTTGTTATCAACATACCAAGAGTAAAGTTCTTAGATAATCTATAATCTTTAGTAAATTCTTGAGTGGAGAAAATAATTTTACAATCAACTGGAACGATAGTGTCAGAACCACCTGTTTGTTTTTCTGCAGATTCAGATGCAGAAGGAATTGGTGCACCAATAACACCTTCTTTTCGTGCCATGTCATCAGAGTTTTTACGTCCTTCTGGTGTTTCCCAATCTTCTGGCGTTTCTGCTGCAGTTTTTTCTTCAAACTGTCTTTCTGGAGGAACCAAATAAGGAACAACTGGATTAACTGGTCTGCCAACTTCTGGTGCATATAATTCAAGATCTTTAACAGAAGCTGATGTAGCACCATTACCAAAGTCTCCACGAGAATAATCTAGTCTCATATTTCCAGACGTTAATAGTTCCATAGAAGAATTAGAAGTAAATCTTGTAGAAGCGAGTGCTAAAATATCCATGTCTTCTCTAGATTTAATATTAATATTTTGTGCTTCAATATTTAAATCACCAACTGCTTTGACATTTATATTTTCTCCAACAACAACATTTAAATCTTTGGCAATACCTACATTGGCATTATTTCCAATTTCAACGTTTGCATTATTAGAAACTTCAATATTAGCATCTGATCTTGCAAATATATTTGTATTACCTTCAACTGTAATATTACATTCACCATTTACACTAATACATCCATTTCTTTCCATAATAACAAAATTATCGCCAACAATATAATTCACTTGTGTTCCAAGCGGATCTATTTCAGTAAATGTTCCAGTTCTATGGTAAGTATGAATACGTTCGTATCCTGGCGTGTCATCAAACTCTTGAATATGTCCAGCTTCAGACTCATAAACTTTGTTATAAGGATATTTTGAATTAAATACGCTTTCAGGTTGATCCCATGTACCCAATCTAATAGATCTTGGGATAGCTAATTTTCTATTCTTATCTTTTTTAGGTACAATTGTACCATCAACTATACCACGAGACAATCTATTAGTATCTGGTTCACCAATATACTCCTTTAACGGATATTTGTTATTTGGATCTCTAAAACCAATATTAACAGAACCAGTTTTAACTGATCGTTTAGATGGAGCAGGAACTACGACTGGTGGATCTGTATCTTTTGGAGGTTCTGGTGGAGGAGCACCAGCGTCTTTTTCAACAGCTCCAGTTGCTGCATTGCCATAAAAATATTCGTAGTAGGCTAATTTTCTAGCTGCAATATCTGGAGAATTTACCCCAACTGCTTTTTTTGCAGAATAAAAATAACCTGGATTATCTGATGGACCAACACCTTTTGGCACTCTATCTTTAATGTAGAGTGCAGCAACAAGTGCTGAAGTATTAATGTCAGAATCTAAAGAATCTGGATTATCAACAATATTAAGTTCCAAACCATATTTTTTTGCAAGGTCTTGATAACGCTGATAGTTACCACGACCAGTTAACTGAATAAATCCACGACCGTAATATTTTCCACCATCTGCGTCAGACTGATTACCTAAAAAGTTTTTACCACGTTTAGTAGTTCCATAAGCCCATGAGAAAAATTCTTCACGACTCATTCCATTTTTCTGAGCATTAGAATATTTTTGCACTTCTTCATCAGTAGCAAAAGAGTAAATTTGTTTTAATCTTGTTGGATTGAAATTATATGCTTCTAGTTGTGGAATCCATCCAGACTCGCCACCTGATATACCCAATAATGCACATTTTTGTTCTTTAGTGGTCAAACCGACTTTATCACAAGCAGAAATTAATGCTTTAATACCATCAGACGCTTTAGATTGATTTGTAACAGATTTTGGAGGTGGTAATGTTGGAATAGAATTATTAATTACAGTTTCTTTAACAACAGGTTCTCCTGCTAGTTTATTTTTCTTAACAGGATTTCCTGATGAATCTGTAACAACATCTCCAGAGCCAGTAGTTACATAATTTTGCAACTTACTTTTATTAACTTGATCTAAATTAGATGAAGGATCTTCGAATGTTATAATATTTTCGCCAAGATTTTTAACTTCATTGCTAATAGTTACTTGAGTTCCACTGTCAATAGAAACGATAGTTGTTTCTTTCGGGATACCATAGCCAATAACTTTCATATTAGCTTTTAACTTGCTAGTTACATTTTTATTATTTGGATTTTGTTTATCGTAGAATGTTAATTTTCTACCTGTGGTTGGACCAGCACCAGTGTATAGTTTAATGTCAGATGTTTTTGATGATGTAAAAATTGGTCCACTATCATCAGCATCAGGTGGAATAGGATCTGATGGAATGCCACCAACAGTACCCATAATTATTGGTTGTTGTTGTTCTTCGTCTGCAAAAATAATTACTACAGAAGTTCCTTCAACTGGTCCAACTGGAGAATATCCAATACCATTCATTGCAGCAGAAACAACTGGCTGCATTGGTGTAGCCCATGGTAATTCTGATGTGGGTAGTAAATTCTTGTCATGTGTATGTAAACCAACTACACGAACTTGACATCTACCAAGTTTTAATGGGTCATTACGGTTTTCTACGATACCATAGTAAAAATTCATTTATTATTTCCTATTCATACTAATCTGTGACGAATCTTTAATTAACTCTATATTACATTCATGTTTATCTCTATCAACATAGTGATTAATAGCTGCAATTAAATAGTAACCAGAAAACATTTTATCTGTAATGTCTTTCTCTTCTTTTGTTATTGGTTCTATTTTATTTAACACAATTGCTACTTTTTGACCAACTGTGTAATCAACTCTACCTGGAACTGTTATTTCTAATTTGTTTGCTTCTGCTAATTTCATTAAAGAAACACGTTCTTGTAAATACGTGTAATTAGTAACATCACCAAACCCACTAAAGTTATTATAATATCTTGGAATATTCATAATAACAGAACTATTTCTAAAAATAGCATTATTGGAATTGATAGCGTGTTTATTTAAATGTTTCTGTTTATCAAAACGCTGGAACATATTATAATTTTTATTGATATATGTTTTCTTTGTTAAATCATAAGAAATTAATCTTGACGCTAACATACCACTTCTTAATCTATCAATATAGTCATAACCAGTAGGAATTTTAATTTCTAAAATACGTTTATAATCTTGTGTAATATTTCTTACATCTTTACCATCTGATAATTGATCGCGAGTGTATCGATCGTATGTAAATTCTTGATGAACTCCAGTAGTATAAAGAGAGTCTAAACTAATAAAATAGAATCCATCTCTGTTTTCAAAGAAAACATAATTAGGGGTTTTATTATCGTTTAATGCGTGTTGGGTAAGATATGATAGGTTTTTAACAGGAGACCAAAAATTTGAAATATATTTTATACTATTAGAAGTTGGTTCAATATAAACTTTTTTCTTAGTTTCTAAACCGTCTACAGTTCCATTAACTAAATTTGTAACTAAATCTGAAACTTTACCTGTAAACACTTTACTTAATTTTTTATTTAAATCAACAACAGCCTCTTGTGATATAAAATGCAACTGATACACAACTGATCGATCACCTAACAATTCTCTGTCAGTTAGTTTGTAGATATAAAATCTTCCATTAATCTTTTTATTTTCTAAAGTTGGAGTAGAAATTTGTATATCTAAAAATTCTTCACCAATAAAAGGAAACAGATTAACTAAATCTAAAGATTCTTTAACAATTAAACTACCTGTTATAAATGGAGAAAATATATCTTCATAAATTTGAACATTAATAACCTGTGCAGCAATATCTTGATAGAAACCAGAAGGTGTAATAATTATGGCTTTATCAATGCTGACATCACCAGCAAATCTAATTGGCGTGCTTGATTTCATTATAACAAATCTTTATAATTTTTCAATATTGTACTAACTACAGATGGAGATATTACTTTAATTCTACGTTTTTGTTCATTTAATCTACGTTCATATTCATCATTAGAAACTGCATATGCATTTGGCCAGTCAGAATTTACAATATGAAAATCAGAATCACTATAAATTTGTGCTTCATAGTGGTGTGTATCATATCTATCTTCACCCCATTTACCAATAATATGTTGTTCTAAAGAACGTTCGTCTAAAGGAAAATCTGTCAAATAATCGTAACGATTATTAGCCAACATAATAATCCAATGATACTCAGCATTACCATATAATTTTTCTGCAATAATTTCAGGAGTTTCACCGTCTTCAATATCGTATTCATCATACAATGTAACAGTTGAAAGAATATCTCTTCTAAAACGAATATTTCTAGTAATGTCTTTTACTAAAGAAGTTTTAGTTTCATTACTAGTATTATATTTAAAATCATATAAAAATGTTGGGAATTCTTTAAAATACATTTTATAAACCATCCTTAACTTTATCTTTAGTAAGAAGAGCCAATTCACGGAATGATAGTGTAATATTAATTTGTGTTGGCATACCATTGTCAAACGTAGTAAATGTTCCATTAGGAGTATAATTTATGTTCATCTCTGTAAGCACGCAAGATGTGTGGCGATGAATATTTAAGTTTTCAGCTTTACCTTGATAATAGAAAATATCAAACTCTGAAGGATAAATGTAAACGAAGTTATTATCATCTTTAAATTCTGGATGCATGTGATATTTAAATTCTTGAATAATGTTGAGTACGTTCTGCGCTTCGTCTTTATCACGTGGAAAGAACTGATATTCCATCTGAAATGTTCTAAAGTCTACACCCTTAAATACTTGTTCTTTTTTAGGATTAGCTGCCAGACCAGTTGCGACCGAAACAGCTGCAGCTTGACCTGCAGGTGCTTTAGATAGTGCTAAATTAGTAATAATTGCAGCACCAACACCAGTTACATCACTAGATTTACCTTTAGACTCAATAGCTTTCATAATCTCTTCAATACCTGCTGCACCAGCAGAAACCATAGCTGTGTCTTCATCAGACCACTGCATGCCGTATCGAATAGAAAGATTATTTGGAACATGTAATGCGATAGCTGTTTTTAATCTTTTTTGTTGTCTGGTTGTAGATGCAGCTAAATCCGCTGCAACACCAAGACCGATAGTTGGAACGTTGGCAATGGCAGCACCAGCTGCAGCACCTTTTGCACCTTTATCGAAAGCGATACTACCACCAACTATACCACTTAACGTGTTTACTGCAGCAACAGAACCTATTAATGTCTCTTTATCTAAATTTTGAGCAATAAAATCACCTCTATCACGAGTCTCCGTTTGATCTAGATCTACTGTTTCTATTTTCTGATCATTAAATAACTTAGAGTCGCTGGCTACATTAATATAAAAAATAACATAATTATCACCATAATTGGAAGACAGCAAATCTATCGGATAGCTGTAATTATTAATCTTATATTTGTCTTCATCAAAAGTTCTAGCAGCACCACGTGGAGTGTACGTTGGCTTTTTAGTATCTTTCGGATTGATGTTTGATTGAGACGCCATATGTTCCCTTTAACCTAAATAAAATGTGGTCATTTATCCTATCACTTATTTATGTTCCATAAAAGATTGTTTAAGCCAGTTTTTCCTGAAAAATATGCAGGAGATCCTACAAATATAGTTTTAAGATCTAGCTGGGAAATTATGTTCGCTAATTGGTGCGATATAAAATCCGATGTTATTAAGTGGAGTTCTGAAGAAACTGTTATCCCTTATAGATGTCCAACTGATGGTAGGATTCATCGTTATTTTGTTGATTTTAGAATGCAACTTAAGAATGGAAAAACATACTTAGTAGAAGTTAAACCATTTAAACAGACATCCCCACCAATATTTCCTGGAAAAAGAACTCAACGATATCTAACTGAATCTATAACATTTGTTAAAAATCAAGCAAAATGGAAAGCAGCTACAGAGTATGCAAAAGATAGAGGATGGGAATTTAGAATTATAACAGAATACGAGTTAGGAATAGCAACTAAATAATAACATGGCTAAACAAACTAAATTGGTAGATGTATTCGAAAGAAACAAGTATGACTTGCATACAGCATCACGCAAGTCTAGAGCTTGGTTTGATCAACAAGTTACTCTTTTAAATAAACAAGGGTTAACACCGCAAAAAGTATTAAATGGTAATCCAGACCAAGTGGTAACTAATATACTACCTGGAAACCTTTATATGTATGCGTATGATCCTAAAACTAAAGCAGAACTACCGTATTATGATAGATTTCCTCTAGTGTTTCCATTTAGAGCCACCTCAGATGGATTTTATGGTTTAAATATGCACTATTTGCCATATCAGTTAAGAATTGTACTGTTGGATAACTTGATGATTTTTAAGTCTAACAACAGATTAGATGAAACAACAAAATTAAAATACGCTTGGGCTACGATTGATGGAATATCCAAATTTGTTGCAGCTCAACCTTGTGTCAAACAGTATTTGTATGGACATGTTAGAAGTAAATTTAGAAGAGTCTCTTCTGTAGATTGGGCAACAGCAATGTTACTTCCTGTAGAAAGATTTATCGGTGCATCCAAAGAAGCTGTTTGGTCAGAATCAAAAAAAATTATAAGAAGATCTTAAAATGATAGAACAGTTTATTTCTACAATTAAACAACAGGGTTTGTCTAGAACTAACAGATATGCTGTTACTCTAACTCCTCCAGTTACAGTAGACAATGCCAATTTAAATACTATTTTATTACTGTGTGACCAAGTATCGCTTCCAGGTATAAATTATGCAACTGTGCAGAACAGAACATTTGGTGAATTCCGTGAAGTTCCATATGAAAAACTTTTTGATACAGTATCAATGTCTTTTTATGTAGATCAAGGACTTCAGGTAAAATTTTTATTTGATAAGTGGATGTCTTTTATTCAAGATCCAAAATCAAGAAGATTTAATTACTATAAAAACTATATTTCTCCCATGGAAATTGTTGTACAAGATTTAATGAATAAATCTAGATATTCAGTTCAATTATATGAGTGCTATCCTAAAAATGTTGGTGCAGTCCAAATGGATTATGCAAGTAGAGATGTTATGAAATTGCAAGTAACTATGCAATATAAATGGTGGGAATCTTCTATTCTTAAAACTTTGGATAACGGACAAATTATCACTGAAAAAACAGTATCAGATTATACAACAAATTTTAATAATTTCCAAGAAAATCAATATTCTTATAATCTTGGAAACTCATCATTTGGTTCACAATATGATAGTTATTCTCAGCAGATTCTACCAGATACTAATGAATCTCAGATAACTGAAACATAAATACATTTGCTATTTTATAGGATTTATTAATGAAAATTGATACTAAGTTGTCAGAGGTTTTTGAGGTTGAACCTACGGCAACGTCTGAAGTTATACAAAACCAACCTGAAATTGTAATTGATTCTAATTCTGATAAAATTGATTCAGATTATGAAATAACCAGAATTAATCTTAGAAAATTGTTGGTGCAAGGACAAGAAGCATTGCAAAACGCTTTAGAAGTAGCTAAACAATCAGAACACCCTCGTGCGTTCGAAGTTGTTGGTAATTTAATGAAGCAGTTAGCAGATGTTAATCAACAACTACTAGAATTACATCAACAGAAACAAAAACTTGATGCACCAAAAGAAGCTGCTAAAAAAGAAGTTACTAATAATAACGCTATTTTTGTAGGCAGCACTGCTGAATTGAATAAGTTAATCAAGAATATGTCTAAAGGAGAGTAACATGGCATTACCTATAATGTCGGCACCGATGTATAATCTAAAAGTGCCGTCAAGTGGAGTGACGATTAAATACCGACCATTTATGGTCAAAGAAGAAAAGGCTCTGTTAATCGCTCAACAGAGTGAAGATCCACAAGTAATGGTGGATACTTTAAAATCAGTTATCAGATCTTGTATCACTAGCGATATAGATATTGATAAACTTGCTATTTTCGATCTAGAATATTTGTTCACACAAATTCGTGCAAAATCTGTTGGTGAAACTGTTGAATTGTTTTTCCAATGTGATACAGACCATGGAGATATGAACGAAAAAGCTAGAGCTAAAGTTGTTATCGATTTAACAAAACTGGAAGTTAAAAAAGATCCAGAACACACAAATAAAATTAAATTGTTCGGTGATGTTGGTGTTGTTTTGAAGTATCCTAGTATCGAAGTTCTTAATAAACTACAAGGTTTAAATGAAAAAGATTTAAACACTATCTTTGATATTATGGCAGACTCAATTGATTATGTCTACGAAAATGAAGACATTTACTATAGCAAAGAACAAACTCATGAAGAAATGTTAGAGTTTTTAAATAATTTATCTTCAGAACAGTTCTTAAAAATACAAAATTTCTTTTCTACTATGCCAAAGATTAGCAAAGAAATTGAATACGATTGCCCTGTATGTGCAAGGCATCATAAGAAAATATTGGAGGGACTCCAAAGTTTTTTTTAGTAAATCTTTGTCATGAAAGTCTTGAGAACTATTATAAGATGAATTTTGCTTTAATGCAATATCATCAGTATTCACTAAAAGAAATTGAAGAGATGTTACCATTTGAACGTGAAGTTTATGTTTATATGCTGATACAGTATCTGGAAGAAGAAAAACGAAGAATAGAAGCATCTAAGAGGACATCAGGCAGATGACAGTCATAACAGCGTCACCAAAAGGTTTCTCTAAGCTATTAGAGCTACAGGAAGTTGCTAATCAAAATTTATCGAGCATAAAAAGTTTACTCGAGTTAGCCAATTCTGGAAAACAAGAACCATCTAAAGTTCAGAAAACCCATATAGAAATTCTAAAGGAAACAAAAGAACTGCATAAGAAAAATTACGATGCCATGCACAAAGAGTTGGCAAAGGTAATGGAAAGTATGCAAACATTTAAATCTCCGTTAGAAAAATTCCGTAATGGAATAACTAGCATGATGCAAAAATTATCTCCTGATAATCTTAAAAAATCATTCCTTGAAAAAACAAATATTCTAGGTATAAACAATAAAAAAATTGAAAAAGAAAAATTTATAAAAGAGCAAAGAGTGTTGGGTGCAACTGGATCTAACGATGAACTTGCTGCTAAATTTGAAAAAGCATACTCAGTTAAAAAAGATTATTCCAAAACAATGGAAGAAATCCAAAAATTAAAAACTGCAACTGGTGGTAAATATACCGATAAAGAATTGGCAAAATCCTCTGAACAAAATAAAGCATTGTTCGCCAAACGTGACGAGTTAATGAAAGAATATGCTAAACATGATATCGGTGCTTCTCTAAAAACACTACCAAAAGAAACAGAACAAAAATTATCAAAAACACCTACTACACAATTCGCTGAAGCTAAAACCTCTGAAGAGGATCAATTAGAAAACGCTCGTTTGATGGGTGAACAAACTAATTTACTAAAACAAATTGAAGAAAATACTCGTGGTGCTTCTCCAGTACAAAAAGCAAATCCAGAACAAGGTGGTGAATCTGGTGGTATGTTAAGTGGTCTTCTTGGTGGAGGTAAAGCTGGTGGAATTCTTAAAGGATTAAAAGATTTTGGTGTAGGTTTAGTTCTGATTGCTGGATCTCTATGGGTTGCTGCAAAAGCATTTGATGCATTCGCTGAAGTAGAATGGGGTAGTGTCATGAAAGGTATGACAGTACTAGCTGGCATGGTTGCTGCAGCTGTTGTGTTAAGCAAAGCGTCTAAGAGTCTAAAAGAAGTTGGTATTGGATTGATAGCACTTGGTGGTGCATTATGGGTTGCTGCAAAAGGATTATCTGCATTTGCAGAAGTAAACTGGTCTGATATAGGTAAAGGTATCGTTGCTCTTGGTGGTTTAGTTCTTGCTTCACTTGCTCTGGATAAAGTCAAAGGACAAGTATTAATGGGTGCTGCAGCCATGGGTGCAATGGCATTAGCAACATGGGGTATCGCAAAAGCATTTTCAGCATTCTCTGAGTTAGATTGGGGAACTATCGGTAAAGGTATGGCTGCTATTGCTGGTTTAGGAGTTCTCGGTGCTATTGCTGGCACAGCTGCACCATTATTGATAGCAGGTGGTTTAGCTTTAGGTGCTCTAGGTGCTGGATTGTGGGTTGTTGGTGAAGCAATGCAAGCGATTGGAGATGGTTTTGATAAAATGAACGCTGGTTTAGAAAAACTAGCAAAACTAGATGGTTCTAATCTTCTTCAAGTAGCTGCAGGTGTTGCTGCACTTGGTCCAGCAATGGCAGTATTCGCTGCAGGTAATGTTGCTGCAGGTATAGGTAATCTTGTAACAGGTTTCTTATCTGCTGTAACTGGACAAAAATCTCCAGTTGAACAACTAATAGAAATTGGTACAGCAGGAAAGGGTATCAATGAAGCTGGATCTGGAATGCAAAGATTAGCTGATGGTATGGCTAAATTCAATGATATTAAAGGTGATAGTTTAAAACAACTAAAAGAATTCCCATGGGAACAAGCTACTAAATTTGTAGCTGCAGGTGGTGCAGTAACAAAAGCTGGAACTACTGTTTATAATGCTTCCAAACAAAATGCTGAAGAAGAATCTGTTAAATCAGTAGAACCTACAACTAAACAAAACATTGTTAATGCTCCAGTTACTAATAATAGTTTCCAAAAAAATATTATTAGATCTCAAATAAGAAATCAAGAGTCTTCTCAATCTGAGTATATAAGAAAACGATTTGCTGGTTAAGAAAAAGGGGAGCCAAGCTCCCCTTTATTTTTTATTCTTCTTGAGCAATCTTTTCGAAGAATGACATCACATCGTCTTCATCATCATTGATCTCTGGGATCTTTGGTGCTTGTTTTGATGCGATCTTTGGTGCAGAAACACTAGCTGGTTCATCGTCTGCAATTTCAGCAGCAGACTGAACAACAAATGTATCACCAGACAACACTTCATCTAGTTTACGTTTCAATTCATCGTAAGATTTAAAGTTCTTACGATCGTTAAACTCAGCAAGTTTGTGCTCAGAATTAACAATGTTAAGAAGTGTATTCTCATCATCAGATACAACAGATGGTTCCATAAATACAGATTCATCATAGTTAGTAAAACCATCTTTCTTGCGCATACGTAGTTTGAAGTTTGCACCTTCCCACAAATCGAATACGTTTACTGGTTTCTCATCTTCATAAGTTGGACGTGCTTTGTCCATAATCTTATCAAAGATCTTTTTACCAAATTTGAAGAGGAATACTTTACCTTCGTTCTCTGGATGTTTTGGGTCAGAAACAACAAGAATGTTAGCAATGTAAGACAGACGACGTTTCTGTTTACGAACAATTTCCTTGTTAGCTTCAGAACCTGTGTTCCAAAGTTTAGTGTTTAATTCTGAAACAGGATCTGCTTCATTAAGAGTGGTTAAAGAGTTTTCAATATACCACTTACCAGTTGGTCCTTGAAAACCGTGATGAAATATCCGAACCCATGGTAGTTCGTCACTCTCTGTTTTAGGAAGAAAACGGATAGTGGCTGTGCCATTACCTGCTTTGTCTCCCTCTAGTCGCCAAAAGCGATCATCAGAAAAACCTTTTTGTTCAGATTGGGGATTTGCGATTTTCTCAAACTCTCCAGCGATTTTACTGAAGTCTTGAGTACGCATTTTGCGTAGTGATTGAATGTCCATCGTATTTTCCTTTATATAAAAATGTATTAGCGTATATTAGTATGTTGAATTTGTATCTCATCATTTATTTCAAGTTCATCATCAAATGGTGACTCATCGAATTCATAATATTCTTCAACGTAACTATTTAGCGTCTTCATACCACCAGTCTTTCGACCACTAGTATGTCTTGCATGTTTACCAGAACGCTCGCTGGTAAAATCGTCGTCAAGTTTTCTTGACTTTTGGTTATATGTCTTGCCCATAACATTAAACTGAAATTTCTTCTAAAAAATGATTGAAGATTTTTTCTATTTTAATTTTATCGTATTTAACAAATCCAGTCAACTTTGAAATTATTCTGAATTCATTATCCCAAATATATTTCACGGATGGGTGTTGTTTCCATTTATCTAATATTGAATGATGATCATCAATAATTCGTATAGTTTCAATTGATATTTTGTTACCGATAAACAATGATAATGCCACTGGATATTCATTTTGCGTAAAATCAAAAATAGCTGTGTGTTTCAGTTTATTAGTTTCAATGTAAGTTAGAATTGCTGCCAAATCGTCAATAAAAACTTTAGTGATACTTTGTTTTCTTTTGGTCCACAAAGTGTAATTTTCCACTGCTTGTTGACCTTCATAAATTGCAGATTCGTTTCCATATGCAAAATTAGCTACAAAAAATTGAATTATTTCTTTATCTTCTGCATAATGCCTTGCTAATTTTTCAAAGATGTATCTATCATTTCTTAGATTGAATGCTTCTCTAGTTCCACGCACATTTCCTCTGTTTTGAAAAACATTAAATTTGTCTGTGGTAAAATGTAATTTTATTGCCAAATAATAACGATATGCTTTAAAACCGTCCACGGTCTTACTTTCACTTTAAAAATAATTATAAATCTAATTGTGCCTGTTTAGGTAGGTAATTAAGTTCGCGAAAATTCATCTCAATTTTATCTTTTAGACATTTATTAATCAATGATTTAACATCTTCAGGTTCCAAGAAATTATCTTCACAATACTTTAATACAGCATCCATGTAACTTATTTTATTGTCACGAACTATATGCTCAATATGTAGAGAAAACTCATTAGCAGTTTTGAACATTAATCATCCATCTCGTCAACAGATTTTAAAACGTCAACAACTTCTTCACCAGTATTATATCTAAATCCTTTTCTAGTACCATCTTTAAAAACTACAACAAATCCTGATCCGTCATCATGAAGATGTTGTAGTTTAGCACCTGCTTCTTCTTGTTTTTTCAAACCAGATTCTACTAAAGACTTAACATCAATAACTGGCTTTTTATCTGCATTTACTTTCTGTAGCTTTTCTTGCTCTACTGTTAAAGCCTCTTCTCGAACAGTTAATACATGTTCTAGTTGTTTCTTATTAACCTTTTCTTCAGTCTTGCTTAGCCAATACTCAAGTTCTTTAATTTCTGAAGAAACTTCATCATATTCCTTTAACTTAACTTTGTATAGTTTCCATACTGGTGTATCAACTTTATCTGAATCCATTTTATCACCATACTTGTCCAAGTACATGGAGAAAAACTTATCGAGCCTCATCTTGACTCCCAATAGTTCTTCGTAACGTCTAAGTTTCGTTGTATTCATTATTATTCCTTAAAATATGTTATAAGACAAGTTATTTCTGCATGATGCTGGAAATAACTTCTTTTGCATCTGCAAGATTAGAATGATTAACTAATTCATCAATCATATCAAGTTGAATGCTGTGTAGTTTATTTAGTGTTTCATCAATGGTTTTTGATTTAATTGCATCTGAATATCTAATAGTGTACTTCATAGATCCATATTCAGGTATTGAATATTTTCCCATATGTTTTCCTTATTTTTTAGTGGCAATTAATAAAGCTGTGTTTGCTAAAGCAAGAAGCATAAGTGTGGATGATATAAAGTCCATACCTAGTGTGTATATTATGTATGCTATGATAAAAATAACTATCGATATCCATGGCAATAACTCCCAAAAACAATCCCATAATTTTTTCATAGCATGCTCCTTACCTTTTTAAATACTTCTCGTCTATCACTAAATTTAACTTTGCCGTGTACATCAACAGGACTAAAAAATGCAGTCCATCCATGCTCAGCATGAAATGTTCCTGTAACTTGTTTACCATTTATGGTATCAAAATAAATCCAAGGATAATTGGCAGCAAAGGTTACATCTATGCCTAATTTATTGAGTCTACGAACAAATGTTTTTATTCGATAATTAGTCATTAGTTTCTTCTCATTGTTGCAATAGCTACAGCTTCTTCATCAGAAAAAATAGGAACTGAATTAGACTTATGCATAGTCCCAATACCTTTCATAGCTGAACCAGTATAAACTTTCTGATGATGAATAGGTTTAGTAGCATTACCCAATCCAGAATTAAGACTCGGATAATATGGCGTCTCACGACGTGTAGAATTACCGAGTGAATATGAAGATGAGTTCACTGTTCTAGATGCAGCCAGTGGTTTCTTAGATTCATATTTCTTTAATAGTTTATCCCAATTTTCTTTCATTTGGCGTTGTTTAGCAGTAGGTTTTTTTGCTTTAGGTTTTTTAAATGATGTGTGAATGATCATAATTACCAACTCGACTGATAATAAAAATCTATGTTATCCAATGCAGAATCTTCTAGAATCTTCTCTAGACGTCCTACAGTGTATTCTAAATGATGTTGATACCAATCATCATAATCAGATGAACCGAAAAAGAAACCACTCTGTGTAGGCAATAACTCTTCTGCTTTAGACAAATCTGCAAGAACAGTTCTGCAAATATCTAACAGTTCCACAAGTTTATCTCGTGTCACCAAAGTTTCTTGGCATTTATCTTCACCATTTTGGCAGTTGTTTACGAACCACTGATGAATAAAGTTGGCTTTTCGCCAGTATGCTAGAAGGAATTTTATTTCCTGTACAGAATAATCTGTTTCTTCGTCACCATCAATACCAAAAATATCATTAATAGTATTAATTTTATCTGAATCTGACTCATCAAAGTACTTACTCAGATAACGTTTTCCAGACAAAAACATATCTAAACCCATAATATAGAACTCCTAAACTTAAAATACTATTATACAATAATTAAGAATAAAAGACAAGCATTTACTTGTAATAACAATAACTTATCAAACGAGCATGACCGAATTGGTCTATAACTTGTGTAGACTCACAAAACTGTTGACGTTGCGGTACAACAACAGTTGGATGTGTTTGAACTACCACTGGTGCTTGATTTTGATATTGCTGCATCTGTCTTTCTTCAGTTAATCTATCAAAAATCCAATAACCTGCGATACCTGTCAAAATACCTTGTTCACGTGGTCCAAATGCAAACGCACTCGTAGACAAAGATGTTGCAATAATTAATGCAATTATTTTTTTCATATTTTTCTCCTTAGTGTAATGTAATTATACACTAATTTATAATTAAAGACAACACTTTTTTAATTATTTTTTGTTTATTTGCAATGCTGGAGCTGCTGGAGCAGAAACGGTATTCTTGCTAGAAGCTGCATATGCAACGCAAATAACGTCTTTTTCATTAGCATATGCACAGCGAACTGCAACTGGATCAATTCCTTTAACAATTGCAGATTCAATATTTCTCTCTAGTGAATGCATTTCACTATAATTATAGTAACAGATAGAAATAACCAATGTTACAAAAGAAATAAAAAGACATATTGTAGAAATAATGTAATTCATAATAAACCCCTTTAGTTTACCAAGTACCATCATCGATAACCAATCTAAACCAAACTGGTCCACCATGAATAGAGAAGCCGAAAATTACATCGTCTTCCAGTATACTTTCTGAACCAGTTTTAATTTTAAATTCCCAATGGTAAGGATTGAGAACAATTCCCATCCATATTCCAGAATATTTAAGATAAGTCTTTAACCTCATCGCATAATCCTAATTTTTTAGCTTCAGTTGGGCTTAACCACATATCTTGCGGAGGAAGTAGAATCTCTCGAATTTTTGCCTCTGCCAATCCAGTACATTTTTTATAATGTTGTATCATTTTTTTAGTAGTTAAGTCGAACTCTTTTACGGTTGCAAATAACTCGTGTTCTTTACCAAACGCACCCCAAGAATATTGATGAGAAAGAATAGAAGTGTTTGGTGTAAGAATACGATGCCCTTTAGTTCCAGCGATAAAAATCATTAATCCTGCTGACGCAATTTGACCAAGTCCAATAGTCCTGATTGGAATAGAGGATCCTCTCATAGCATCAATTAGTGCAAAAGCAGAATTAAGATCTCCTCCTGGAGATGTTATAACTAAATTTAGTAACTCTGGTTTTTTTTCATTAAAGTTACATTCAAATATCCACTCTACAGTTTGTTTCACGGAGGATAATGAAATTTCTTCCATTAAAAGAAAATATGAATGTGAAGACTGTTCTTCTTTAAGCTGTAGATTTAATTTTTGCATCATTATAATTTTTCACTTTCTTTATAAAAAATATGTCTTCCAACAACGGTAGTCTTTTCTAAATGTTTCCATTTAGGATTAACATAATCAGCATGATAATATAAAGCACCATAAGTTATGTCAGATATTTTATCATAATTGACATAAACATGAAGTGCTACTTCTCGTGCTTTCCAATAGTTGGTGCTTTGTTTATTATTTTTGGATTTGTTCTCACAAAACCATGTAAATTGGCACGTATGGTTCACTTTTTGTTTTACTACACTACAAATATCTTTTGGAAATCTTGGATCTTGTAGTCTGTTCATGGTAACTAATGCTACAGCAACTTTACCTTGTTCTGGCTCATAACCAGCTTCATAGTAGATATTGTCTGCCAAACAATCAACTTCTTTTTGAGATTCTTCAGTTAATTGAGTATATCCGATAGTAAGTAATCTATCAACTATCTTTTTATTTGATGCAATATCATAAATGATAAAACTTGATGCAAGTAATATTAATATAAGGTATAAACGTAATTGCATAATTATCTCCTTGTTGATGAAAGGGTGCACGAATGCACCCCAACAACCCTATCAGGTGGACTTTTTGCTAGTCTTGTCTTGTATATTTGGGATTTGTGAAACGAAACCGTTTAATGTTTGCGCTTTAGCAATAATATCGATTTCACTTGGATATGGAGGAAAGCCAGGATGATCTGGAACAGATCCGCCATTTAATTTAGCAACTTCGACTTTGATTTGCCAGTCATTGCTAACTTGTTCACGTTTCGCATAATATTCTTCGGATAACATATCTTTCGCCATTTTTAAAAGTTCAAGGCGAATCTCGAACGGTGTCATGTTTGACATAATAATACCTTTCTGTGTTGTGTTATGTGTAATGGTGATTTTGTAGGGTTCACCAACCCTCTGTGTAATAATATTTAGGAAGAATTATTTCTTATCTTCTATCTTTTTCTTAGGTGTTGGTTTAATTCCTTTGGGTATAGGAGGACATTTACCATTTTTATCTTTGCTTACGCAATTTACTACGTCTACTGATTTAATATCTTTTTTTCCATGCACATTAGCAAAACAAGTAATGGAAAATATTATCATGATCATTGCTAGTAATAACTTCAATGTGGTTCTCCTATGAAATTAAATTTAATATGCGGATGATTATTAATAAGTTCTTTCCATCTTGATCTCCAAACAATCACATTCTTACCAATATCTATCGATCGACTATCAACAAACTGATGTGTGTAACTATCAGTATTATTTACAAATAAAGAATCACATCCATAGACGTCAACCTCTGTTGCACCAAGTTGTATAACTATTCTTGTTGCAGCGTGACCAGTAGAATCATATTCTTGTATTGGGTCAAAAAGTTCAATTAAATAATTAATAAATTTATCACGATTTTTTAATTCTCTCCATGCATTTCTACTACAATAAAATTTAATTGGAGTTTCAAATTTATTTAAAACTTCAACATCCAATATAACAGTAGAATCTACTTGTGTCCATGGTATGTTACACCCTATAACATAATCATACTTGTTTGTCTGATTATGATACATAACTCTAGAATTTCCATTACAAAGAACTGCTGTTTTCATCTGTCTTTAAACATATTAATCTTGTTGTTACATAAAATTGCTTTTCCATTACCTTTACCATAAACATACATAAGTGTTAATATATTTGCATGCGGTAATGTCTGCTTAACCCACCAGTCAAGAGATTTTAGTGTAACGTGTGCATTTCTACCGTCTGGTAAAAAAGAATCTGCTAATGTATTACATATTCCAAGATAGACAAACTTTTCTGCCTTAGAATAAATTTGTTTTATAATCTCACCAACATCTTGTTCTTCAATATGTTCAAGCACATCTGTGCAAATTACTGCATCAAATTTGCCCTGTGGTAGTATTGAGTATTCTTCAACTGCTGGATCATAAAGAGATGGCATAATTCCATAGAAATAAGTTTCATGTAATTTTTCTTTATGATATTGTATTGCTTTACCACAACCATAATCTAAAATAGTTTTACAATTGGTCAAATACTGACGAATGTTATCTTTATGAATGGTTAGTGCTGAACCTGCATAAAGGTTTTTATCTTTATGCATTTCTTTATATTGTTCTACTAAATTCATAACAACCTATAAAATTGGTGGTAAGTTATTCTGTTACGAGGAAACTTACCGAAACCCTAAGCAGCGTTTAGGCTGCTAATGCGTAAACTTCATCGTTTGCGTTTACTTTGATTTGCTTCATTTACGACGATCGCCTGTCGTGCTGTCCACTCTGTTACTCATTGCCCTGTCGAAACCTAGTCATCCCCATCAGAAGTATATTGCCACTTTCGTGTTTGCTTCCAGAATACTCGGATCGTCAATATACTTTTGGTGGAGATGGTGGGAATCGAACCCACGTCCAGAACACCTTTCTCATCGCTTCATACAGCAATTCTATTAATTATACTCTAATTTAGAATTAAAAGCAAATTATTCTGTCTCTGGTTTAAATAATTTAGCATTTATAACTGCAAAATCTCCAGGAACATTAGGATTATCCCAATCGATTCTTACGTGTTTGTCATTGTCAATAAATTTCCAACACCCACGAATATAAACTCCATCAGATCTTTGAACTACTGCACGTGAACCTGTTAATGTATTAACAAGACATGATTCTGCAGAAAGAACTATTCTAACATCTGATGTATAATTATAAACCATATATGATTTTGCAAAAACAACGACTGGAACTAAAACAAATAGAAATATTAGTGCTCTCATATATTGTTCTCTGTTTTATATGGTTTGAACTGATTTTGTGCATATGTTGTTAAATCACCAGTATGCCAAATAACATTTACCAATGGAACTATTTTTATATTTGGATCGCCAACTGGAGCATCTTGTATATTAGGAGTATTCCAACATCCTTCATGAATGGTTCCGTCTGGTTCAGTAGCATATGCTCTACTAGAAAATTGTTTTTTAATTTTATCTTCTAGTTTACATTCATCAAGTGTCAATATAATTTGGCCACCTGCTTCATTTGGCATTGATAATTCTTTATATTGACTATAATCAATTGCGCTCGCATCATCTATCATGAAAAAAAATAAAACTGCAGTGACAAATAAAATTACATAATAAATTATGTTTTTTATAAATTCTTGCATCTTCGATATTCCTCCCTTAATGAGATAAATCCATTAATCCAATCGTCTCGTTTTTCTTTGAAAATTAATGGTGTGCTATTTTCTACTGCCATTATAATCACGAGGCGATTCACTGGAATACGAGTTAATTCTTCAAAAGCAACTGCATATGCTGCAGTCTGCATAAAATAATTATGTATGTCGTCTCTTTTCTTTACTCTCGATGATGTCTTAAAATCAATAATCGAGAGATTACCTTCATATTCTGCAATACAATCAACAGTTCCTGCTACTTTTAAATAGTCAGAGTATAATGGTGATTCTAATGCATGAATATTGTCTATCCTATCAAGATAAGGAATAATACTACTAAACATTTCCTTATCAAATATATCTGGAACAATATTTTCACCCAACAAATAATGTTCACAAAGATTATGTATTCTTGTGCCTCTAATTGCAGCACGATTAGAAACTCTGTTGGCTTCTTCATCACCAACACGTTTTCTCCATTCTAAAATGGAATCTTTATTATATAAACTGGTAACAGTTGTTACACTTGGATAAGAAAAACCCGATGGTGTTAAATATGTTCTAGATCCATCGTGGTTTGTCTCACGTTTCAATTCACCGAATTCATGATGTATAAATGTTTTCATTATGCCAATAAATGGATAGCTTCCTTGTAATGTTTAATTCTATCTTCAAGTCCAATATAACCACCGTTAATCTTTTTGGTCATAGTTTTTATATCACCAGCATCTGCTTCACGATTTAACTTGTTTTTATTCCAAAACCAAATAGCAGACATCAACGCAAAATCTTTATCTGATGTAACCCAATCAGGATTCTCAAAAAGATTTTCCCAATCTTCAAACATATCCTGTGCAAAAGAACGATAGTTATCTTTTCCAGTTAGTTGTATTGGTCCACGTCCACGATATTTCCAACCATCTCCAGATGACTCTGGTCCATTGCCCATACGGTTAGCATATACTTTATTAGCAATCTTTTCTGGTTTACGTGCATAAGGTTGTGCAGATTCAAGTGTAGGAAAATACTTCTTGAAAGTTAAACACAACCCTTGTGCAGAATAATTAAGGTTTTCTTGAAAAATAGTCCATCCACCAGATTCATGTCCACATTGTGCTAAAAAAGCAGCTACACGTTTTGGAGTGTTAATCTCATATGTGAGAAATACTGCATTCATAGAATCAACCCAAGATTGTGGATCTTGGGCTTTTGGAAATAAATGGTGGAATTGTTCTACTGTAATCATTTTTTAAGTAATGATAAAACCTTATCTTTTAATGATGCAACACAAGCTGGCATAGCAACATGCCAACCTACTAGTAATCCTACTACTGCTCCTAAAACGAATAATGTCATTTGTGACCTCCTTGTTCATTAATGTCTTCGTACCTTAATTTAGCCAAGATGTAATCCTTGACCAAAGAACTTCTTACAATATCATCTGTAGTAAACTCAATACGTGTAAATGCATGCATATGTTGTGAAATATCAAAGAACTTCAGAATACCTGTCATATCATTCTTTTTCTTATTTAAATCAGTCTGGCGATAATCTCCACACCAAATAATTTTAGAACGATACCCAACACGTGTCATAACAGTATCAATTTCTTCAAATGTTAAATTTTGCATTTCGTCAACGATAATAATTGCATCATCAAATGACATACCACGAATGAATGATGTAGAAATAAACTCTATGTGGTGTTGTTCCTCTAATCTATCATATGCATCCTTACGTGCAAATAATGTTTCGCAAATTTGACGATACGGTTGTTGATAGATTTCCATCTTTTCAGAAACATCTCCTGGAAGATGACCAATTTCACGTGACTGGACTGCTGACCTAACAATAATAATTTTATTAAAAGGATTTCCCTTATCTAAAACTTCTTCTATTGCTTTGTATAAAGCAATGAATGTTTTACCTGTACCAGCTACTCCGTGTAATGCTACGAAATAATCTCCTCTTTTATAAGCATCAAAAAACTTCTTCTGATTATCAGTTAGTGGTTGAAATGATTTTAAATCATCTATCCTTAAACGTAAATGATTACTAACTAATTTATTATTTTTATTATTTTCTCTTAGCTCACCGTGTTCATACTCTGATAATTTTACTACTGCTGGTTTTCGAGCCATCAAAACTTCCTTATAATTGTGTTGATGATTTGTTTAGTTCACTTCCTGGAGTTTTCTCATGGATTCTTTGCAATACCTCCTTAAAACCTGTGTCCATTTTACGTGCACCCACACGAACAGGGTCGCATATCATAGGTGCATCAATAAGTTTTTCTAGATGCGGATTTTGCTTACGAAAAGAATCAAGTTCTGATATTCTCATAATATGTTCAGTGACATCACCTGTGTTTATGTCTCGAAATGTGTATGTTGGCATAATATCTCCTTACATATGTATTTATGCTGGAATCATTTTGAAACGAATCTTGTTGGACTCTTTTAATGCAATAGCTTTGTGATTCATTGCACGATATGCGTTTACATACCATTCTGGGATTGGTCGATTGGTCCACACAGCAAATCTCTGTTTATCTCCGATGTAGTAATTATGATATGCTTCAATTGAGTCATCAACTTTGTATTGATCTGGCATACACTGTGGCATCGATGTTATATTATCAATCTTTATATTTTTAGGTAAATTATCAAGGTAAGGAATTAGTTTTTCAGCAACATGATGTTTACCATAACGAAATGTATATTCTGTCATTAAATCACGCCAAAGAGTATACAACCAAATATAATTACTAGAAGTTTTACGACACCATATACCTGATGGATGTTTCATGTGTGATGCGAGATACAAATTATTTTCGCGAGCATCATCTAATTTCCATCTCATGGCTTTTCTACCAGAAATAGATTTACCTTCATACTCTGTTCCATCCAGCAAACGATGCGCAGTGGAAAGAAGTTGTGCATATTCTAAAATCATTTTGACAACATGTTTATCTAAATGTTCTTGTGCACAAGATTTAGGATCTTTATTCAAATAAAAAATATTCATATAATTAACATCCTTGTTAAACCAATAAAATCAATTGTTACTAAAAGTAAATAATTAGCAAGCATACCAAATGATTTCCTAGTATAAGCAGCCCAAGCATACAAAGCACACCCACTAATCCAAATAGGATATAAAATAAGTAACGGAGGATTGGGAACTGTAACAGCCATTGTGATACTACAACCAACAGAAATACACCAAGCAAGCACTTCAATAATAAACCGACCACGATAAGAACTGTAGTCATTTTTTATCCATTCAAATATACCATAAAATAAATCGTTCAAGTTAATCTCTTTTCTTCAGCCTTTAATTTATCAATCAATTCAGTCAATTCAACAATAGTAGTTTTTGCGTTTATGTGGTGTATTGCATGACCACCAGCATTTCTAAATGGCTCTACACATTCCAAATGATCATCAATCAAAATAGTATGTTTATTTGCATATTCTGCTTTTTCTTCTCTGCATCTAACAAAATTTGGTTTGTGTGGGATATTATTCCTTTCCAACCAATATGCTTTTTGTAATTTTATTTTATGACCAAGAGTCTCATCAAATGTTCCTACTGATGTGAGCATTTCGATATGAATATGTTTCAAAGTTGCCAAATGAAGTAACATTTGCAATGCATCGGGCATCGCTTTTAATTTTTTAAATATCTCATGTTGTTCAACAACAAAACGAAACTTGTCTTTGTCTTCTAAGTCTGACTGTATCTCAGCATATGGTGTATCAAAATCACAAAGAACACCATCCATGTCAAGATATAAGGTCATCATGTTATGCATTATTTAATCCCTGCTGGTTTTGGAGGTTTTTGAACAAACTGATGAAAATTTGGTTCTTTCCATCCTTGTGGTTTAAGAATTTTTCCATCTTCACGACGAAGAACTTTACCAGTTGCATGATCAATTTTAAATAAATTACTTTTAGCACCCTCATCCCATGCACGATCAATATCCCAGCCACGAGTTTTAGCATATGCCACAATAACCCAAATCATATCAAAACATGCATCCAGTTGTTCAGCATCGTCATTAGATTCAATTGCTTCTTGGAATTCATTATATTCCTCATCAATCAAAGATTTATACAAATCAGATAGAGCATTTGGTTCGCATGGCATTGGCGAAGGTAAATGATCGCATGCTCGCATAAACATATGTACATCTGTAAAAACTTTACTCATATCTTTC